ATGAATCAGAATCTGCTGGTGACAAAGCGCGACGGTAGCACAGAGCGCATCAATCTCGACAAAATCCATCGCGTTCTGGATTGGGCGGCAGAAGGACTGCATAACGTTTCGATTTCCCAGGTCGAGCTGCGCTCCCACATTCAGTTTTATGACGGTATCAAGACCTCTGACATCCACGAAACCATTATCAAGGCTGCCGCAGACCTGATCTCCCGTGATGCGCCGGATTATCAGTATCTCGCCGCGCGCCTGGCGATCTTCCACCTGCGTAAAAAAGCCTACGGCCAGTTTGAGCCGCCTGCGCTGTACGACCACGTGGTGAAAATGGTCGAGATGGGCAAATACGATAATCATCTGCTGGAAGACTACACGGAAGAAGAGTTCAAGCAGATGGACACCTTTATCGATCACGACCGTGATATGACCTTCTCTTATGCTGCCGTTAAGCAGCTGGAAGGCAAATATCTGGTACAGAACCGCGTGACCGGCGAAATCTATGAGAGCGCCCAGTTCCTTTATATTCTAGTTGCCGCGTGCTTGTTCTCGAACTACCCGCGTGAAACGCGCCTGCAATATGTGAAGCGTTTTTACGACGCGGTTTCCACATTTAAAATTTCGCTGCCGACGCCAATCATGTCCGGCGTGCGTACCCCGACTCGTCAGTTCAGCTCCTGCGTACTGATCGAGTGCGGTGACAGCCTGGATTCCATCAACGCCACCTCCAGCGCGATTGTTAAATACGTTTCCCAGCGTGCCGGGATCGGCATCAACGCCGGGCGTATTCGTGCGCTGGGTAGCCCGATTCGCGGTGGTGAAGCGTTCCATACCGGCTGCATTCCGTTCTACAAACATTTCCAGACAGCGGTGAAATCCTGCTCTCAGGGCGGTGTGCGCGGCGGTGCGGCAACGCTGTTCTACCCGATGTGGCATCTGGAAGTGGAAAGCCTGCTGGTGTTGAAAAACAACCGTGGTGTGGAAGGCAACCGCGTGCGTCATATGGACTACGGGGTACAAATCAACAAACTGATGTATACCCGTCTGCTGAAAGGTGAAGATATCACCCTGTTCAGCCCGTCCGACGTACCGGGGCTGTACGACGCGTTCTTCGCCGATCAGGAAGAGTTTGAACGTCTGTATACCAAATATGAGAAAGACGACAGCATCCGCAAGCAGCGTGTGAAAGCCGTTGAGCTGTTCTCGCTGATGATGCAGGAACGTGCGTCTACCGGTCGTATCTATATTCAGAACGTTGACCACTGCAATACCCATAGCCCGTTTGATCCGGCCATCGCGCCAGTGCGTCAGTCTAACCTGTGCCTGGAGATAGCCCTGCCGACCAAACCGCTGAACGACGTCAACGACGAGAACGGTGAAATCGCGCTGTGTACGCTGTCTGCTTTCAACCTGGGCGCAATTAATAACCTGGATGAACTGGAAGAGCTGGCAATTCTGGCGGTTCGTGCACTTGACGCGCTGCTGGATTATCAGGATTACCCGATCCCGGCCGCCAAACGTGGAGCGATGGGTCGTCGTACGCTGGGTATTGGTGTGATCAACTTCGCTTACTACCTGGCGAAGCACGGTAAACGCTACTCCGACGGCAGCGCCAACAACCTGACGCATAAAACCTTCGAAGCCATTCAGTATTACCTGCTGAAAGCCTCTAATGAGCTGGCGAAAGAGCAAGGCGCGTGCCCGTGGTTTAACGAAACCACTTACGCGAAAGGGATCCTGCCGATCGATACCTATAAGAAAGATCTGGATACCATCGCTAATGAGCCGCTGCATTACGACTGGAAAGCTCTGCGTGAGTCAATCAAAACGCACGGTCTGCGTAACTCCACGCTTTCTGCTCTGATGCCGTCCGAGACTTCTTCGCAGATCTCTAACGCCACTAACGGTATTGAACCGCCGCGCGGTTACGTCAGCATCAAAGCGTCGAAAGACGGTATTTTGCGCCAGGTGGTGCCGGACTACGAGCACCTGCACGACGCCTATGAGCTGCTGTGGGAAATGCCGGGTAACGATGGTTATCTGCAACTGGTGGGTATCATGCAGAAATTTATCGATCAGTCGATCTCTGCCAACACCAACTACGATCCGTCACGCTTCCCGTCAGGAAAAGTGCCGATGCAGCAGTTGCTGAAAGACCTGCTCACCGCCTACAAATTCGGGGTCAAAACACTGTATTATCAGAACACCCGTGACGGCGCTGAAGACGCACAAGACGATCTGGTGCCGTCAATCCAGGACGATGGCTGCGAAAGCGGCGCATGTAAGATCTGATATTGAGATGCCGGATGCGGCGTAAACGCCTTATCCGGCCTACGGCTCGGTTTGTAGGCCTGATAAGACGCGCCAGCGTCGCATCAGGCTCCGGGTGCCGGATGCAGCGTGAACGCCTTATCCGGCCTACGGCTCGGATTTGTAGGCCTGATAAGACGCGCCAGCGTCGCATCAGGCACAGGATGCGGCGTAAAATGCCTTATCCGGCATTAAACTCCCAACAGGACACACTCATGGCATATACCACCTTTTCACAGACGAAAAATGATCAGCTCAAAGAACCGATGTTCTTTGGTCAGCCGGTCAACGTGGCTCGCTACGATCAGCAAAAATATGACATCTTCGAAAAGCTGATCGAAAAGCAGCTCTCTTTCTTCTGGCGTCCGGAAGAAGTTGACGTCTCCCGCGACCGTATAGATTACCAGGCGCTGCCGGAGCACGAAAAACACATCTTTATCAGCAACCTGAAATATCAGACGCTGCTGGATTCCATTCAGGGTCGTAGCCCGAACGTGGCGCTATTGCCGCTTATTTCTATTCCGGAACTGGAAACCTGGGTCGAAACCTGGGCGTTCTCAGAAACGATTCATTCCCGTTCCTATACTCATATCATTCGTAATATCGTTAACGATCCGTCTGTTGTGTTTGACGATATCGTCACCAACGAGCAGATCCAGAAACGTGCGGAAGGGATCTCCAGCTATTACGATGAGCTGATCGAAATGACCAGCTACTGGCATCTGCTGGGCGAAGGTACCCACACCGTTAACGGTAAAACTGTGACCGTTAGCCTGCGCGAGCTGAAGAAAAAACTGTATCTCTGCCTGATGAGCGTTAACGCGCTGGAAGCGATTCGTTTCTACGTCAGCTTTGCTTGTTCCTTCGCATTTGCAGAACGCGAATTGATGGAAGGCAACGCCAAAATTATTCGCCTGATTGCCCGCGACGAAGCCCTGCACCTGACCGGCACCCAGCATATGCTGAATCTGCTGCGCAGCGGCGCGGACGATCCTGAGATGGCGGAAATTGCCGAAGAGTGTAAGCAGGAGTGCTATGACCTGTTTGTTCAGGCAGCTCAACAGGAGAAAGACTGGGCGGATTATCTGTTCCGCGACGGTTCGATGATTGGTCTGAATAAAGACATTCTCTGCCAGTACGTTGAATACATCACCAATATCCGTATGCAGGCAGTCGGTTTGGATCTGCCGTTCCAGACGCGCTCCAACCCGATCCCGTGGATCAACACTTGGCTGGTGTCTGATAACGTGCAGGTTGCTCCGCAGGAAGTGGAAGTCAGTTCTTATCTGGTCGGGCAGATTGACTCGGAAGTGGACACCGACGATTTGAGTAACTTCCAGCTCTGATGGCCCGCGTTACCCTGCGCATCACTGGCACACAACTGCTGTGCCAGGATGAACACCCTTCCCTTCTGGCGGCGCTGGAATCCCACAATGTGGCGGTTGAGTACCAGTGTCGCGAAGGTTACTGCGGCTCCTGTCGCACACGCCTGGTTGCAGGTCAAGTTGACTGGATTGCCGAACCGTTAGCCTTTATTCAGCCGGGGGAAATTTTGCCCTGTTGTTGCCGGGCAAAAGGCGATATTGAAATCGAGATGTGAATTGGTTGTAGTGCCAGATACAACGCTTATGCGTCTTATCTGGCCTACAACGATTACATGGCGTAGTAATACGCTTTCACCTGCTCCCAGTCCGCTTTGGGGATTGGCTCCAGATATTTTTCCAGCTGGCGGAAGTCATGATTAATCGCTTTATCGCGACGCAAGCGGCGACGACTCTTCTCCAGGTCAAGAAAACCAGCTTCTGCATTACCTTCTGTTTTCACATAGATATGGCGAACATAACAACAGCCATGCTGACGATTAATGCTATGCATTTTCTTAAACGCCAGCGCCACTGCTTTCAACATGGCTTGCCGTACTTCGTCAGAATAAGGCGATACTGCATGCTGGGCATACCAGTCAGCAATGCTGATGACCCCCGCCATATCTTCAGTCACCAGCAACGCTCGCCATTCACCCTCAATTTTCACCGCTTCACCAAAAACGATCTTCGGCACGATGACACCGGCCCGTTCCAGTTCTTTAATTACCGCAACCTCACGGACAATCGTTGGTCGGCCGAACGGATAACGTACGGAATGAAACAGATGATGCGTCATGCGCTTTACATACAGCTTTTTGCCGTTGCGCTCGACGCATTGCACCCCGCTCATACCATTACGGCGATAGTTAGGCTCTTCAACCCAGTCGCCCTCTGTTGCCCACCAGTGATTAAATTCGTCGTACTTTGCTGAAACTGCCATACCCTATCGCCTGTCATTTTTATTAACGACAATGACTATAGGTGGTTACCTGAGGAAAATCTTAATGAAACGTGTCGTATTAATGAATTTCTTTTGCCACTACTAGCTTGACACCGCTTTTACCCTTCATTTGCAGCGCATAGATTCCACCAGCCACTACCACTAATAGTGCGCCCAGCAGATAAAATGTGAATTTAATCAGGCGGATACAGCGATAAATTTTATTCGACAGGGATTAGGCATCGCCTTACAACCAGAGTTAACGCTGAAAAGCATTGCAGGTGAATTGTGTTCCGTTCCTCTCGAACCAACTTTCTATCGACAGATTTCGTTGCTGGCTAAAGAAAAGCCGGTAGAAGGCAGTCCACTGTTTTTACTACAAATGTGCATGGAACAATTAGTGGCGATTGGAAAAATTTGATATGAGACAGGATGGCGCATGAACGCCATCCTGCAGTAACATTACTCTTTATTAAGAAATTTTACTGCCTTATCAGGGAAATCAGTAAACAGCCCATTTACACCCGCTTTGTTATACAGAGCATCATATAACTGATTCACATCAGGAGTGTATTCAGGCAGTTTATCTGACCGCACGGTATAAGGATGCACTACCAGTTTATTCTGCTGAGCATCTTGCACCATGCCAGTGAGTTTGATATTACCCGGCTGCGATGTCTCCTCAATCAACATATGGTAATCCGGACCAATACCATCTGCATATTCCGCCACCTGTTTCATGGCACCCGGCTTAAACATCCAGTCGTAGTTGTAATTAACCCAGCTTCCATCCGGCTGTTTCTGCTGCGTTTCATTCCAGTCGGTATAGGCAATCAGCTGTACCAGATTGAGCTCCATGCCCATTTTGGGTTCCAGCTCATTCTTAATACGCTTCAGCTCATCAGCATCAAAACATTGCAAATAAACTTTATCGTCTTTACCGGTGTAACCATATTTCTTCAGCACTTATAACCAGGTGAATCATTTGATACCGACAAGGGTTTTAGTGAAAGGAGGTGAAATCACCTGTAAGATACTGAAATAAAACAGGTGATTTCAATCTGGGCGCGAAAAGTCTATTTGATACCGATTGTGCAATAATTAATCGTTTATTCTAAAATCGGCAAAACTTTTGATACTGTGATCTAAACCTTTTAAAGCGTTTAAAACTTCATTAAATCTATATGGTAACTAAAATACGGGCCAGTCTCGCCAAACTAACCCGCTTTAGATTCTACCGGATTTGATTGCCTACTTGTCTCGGTTTTTTCCAAAATCTCTCTGACACTATCGTCAGGCATATCCACAATCATCAAAGCAGCCAGGCGCTTCCTGCCCTCTAGTTGTAATAAATCCTGGTTTTCTTTATCCAGTAGTGTCAGAACAGTCTCTACACCTTTGCGAGCAAGGAGATTGGTTAGTTGTTCTCGTTCGTCTTTCGTGAGGAATGAAAGCATCTGTGTAAGCTGATCTCCCTTATCACCAGAACAACCAAAATCACCAGAAATACCAATGTCTTTTGGTGATTCTCCCTTGCCCTCTTTAAGCCACTCAAGACTAACACCTTCACTTTTAGAAATTCGTATAAGAATGCTTTCTCTTGGGGCTGGTTGTGTTTGCCCTCCCTTGAAATAGCTGTTTAATGTGTTGATATTAATTCCCCACGCTCTGGCAGCTGCACTTCTTGAAGGATAGCGTTTTGTAAGCATCCCAATACGTTCAATAACAGGTTCTTTTCCCTGCGACATAAAGATACCTCTTGGTGCTTTTCTAATGAAAGGTTTCTTTCTGTGTATCCAATTGAAAAATAAGGATAAAAGAAAAAACAAGGAAAATACCAAAAATACCTTGATTTGGTATTTTTAGTGATGCATTATTTACCCGTACAGATATCCGTACGAATATCCGCGCGGGTAACTTTTTAGGATAGAGGAAGTATGAGTAGAAGAGAAGTTTCAGATCACGATTGGCCGCCAGAAATCATCAAGGCGCGCCTACACATGGCTGGCTTATCACTGCGCTCTTTATCTTTAAAGGCTGGTTACAGCAGGGACTCGCTGAAAAGCGTATTACGTACTCCTTGCCGCCCGTATCAGCAAATAATTGCTGATGCTCTTGGGGTATCGCCTGAAGAAATCTGGCCCAGTAGATACCAGGTTAAGAGCTATATGAGAAAGGCGTCATGATATGTATGTCATTGCAAAAGAACTGATTGGCGCGCCCGGAATGCCTGCTACAACAAAAGGTATTCGCCAGGCATTACAACGTTACGCACAAGGGAAAAGCTGTTGTTCCCGTCGTCGCTCAGGCTCTAAAGCAACTGAATACAGCATCGACTGTTTACCTGAAGTGACGCAGCAGGCATTGCGTGAACGCTACGCCCTGCAACTGATGACGCAAAAAGCCGACGAATCACCGGCTCCGGTGGTGACAAAGGCCAGACGCTCACCTGACGTGGTTGATGTGGTGGAGGCATATCGCGGTTCACCACAACTGATGGTCGAACGCCTCAATGCCCTGACTGAAAACCAGCGGCAGGTGGCTGATGCACGAATCGCGATTGTCAGCGAGGTGCTGAAATTCGCGCAACAACCCGGTTTCAGCTGCGCTAAAGCTATCCGGTTTATTGTTGACCGTCTGTCACGCTCACAACTGGACGAGCGCATTGTGGCAATGGTTGAGACAGCGAACGCCAAAAAGGGAAACCGCCGCGCGTTGAGTGAAATCACGCTGAAACGCTGGATTGCGGCCTTTAACAAGGCACAGAACGCCGCTGAACGCCTGCTTTTACTGGCACCGGGTAAACGCCAGGAAATAAAAGCCGAAGATATTAACTGGCTGCCCGAATTTCTGGCGCAGTATCGCCAGTCAAACGGCCGACCAATGACCGAGGCTTACGAGGATTTTGTCGCCGAATGGCAGCACCGGCACGCTGATGAGCCTTATATGCTCGATATCATGCCCTCTTATGACACTATTCGCCGCGCAATGAAAAAATTGCCGGAAGTGGTGAAACAAAAAGGCCGGGTGACCGGCAGTGAATACCGCCAGCTTGAGGGATTCACGCGCCGCGACTGGTCAAAAATGCCGGTTAATTATGTCTGGATTGGTGACGGTCACGGCATGAAGCTGAAATGCAGGCACCCGGTTCACGGGCGGCCATTTGCACCGGAAGTGACCTTTGTTATCGACGGTGGCACGCGCTTTGTGGTGGGCTGGAGCCTTGACCTGGCTGAAAATGTTTTCGCCGTAGCCGGCGCCATACAGCACGGTATTCGCTATCACGGCAAACCGTTTCTGTATTACTCGGATAACGGCTCCGGGGAAACGGCCGACATCCTGGATAAAGAGATTGTGGGGATACTGCCGCGACTGGGGATTAATCACCCGACCGGAATTGCCGGTAACCCGCAGGGACGGGGCATTATCGAACGGCTTAACCGCACATTACCGATGCGCATAGCCCGCAGATACCGCACCTATTTCGGGAAAGGTGCAGATCGCGAGACGTTACGTAAAACCAACCGCGATTTACGCTCGGCATTTACTGCCCTGCAACAGGGCAAACGGCTGAACGCCCGGCAGCAGTCAGCGATGCGTGATTTACCGTCCTGGTCTGAACTGATTGATGCCATTCGTGACGGTGTTGAGTGGTACAACAACCGGCCGCACGATGAATTACCGGTGAAGCCGAACGGCAAGCATTACAGCCCGGCGGAGTTCAGAAAAAAACGCCTGGCAGAAGAGGATACGGAAATTGAATGGCTGTCCGATGTGGAATTGCGGGACATGTTCCGGCCGATGGTGGAGCGCCCTGTAAGACGCTGTGAAATACGCTGGCTGAATAATATTTACTACGCGCCCGAGCTGCGTGATGAGCATGGCCGCAAGGTGCTTATCAGCTATGACATTCATGATGCCGAACGAATTACCGTTCGTCGCCCGGATGGCAGCGTGATTTGCGAGGCGGTATGGGACGGCAATAAACGCGAAGCCTTCCCGGTCAGCGCGGAATACTACAAACAGCAACAGCGCCTTAAAGGTATGCGTAAACGCGCAGAGGAAAAAATCCGTGATGCCGAGGATGAGGTTGTCAACGTGCTGGAGCACAAGCCGCAGGAGCCATGGCTGGAAAACATATACCGCCCTGTGGGTAATACGGTGACCGTTCAGCAACCGGTCGCTGACGATGAACCTGATGAAGAATACGAGCGTAATTTCCAGCGGGGATTGCAACTGCTCGAAGCAAAATTAAAAGAAAGTGATCCACTGGCCTGAAATAAAAAAATAACCCGAGCGGCGACTCAGGTTATTTGATTAAACAAGGTATCAAATGAGAGGTTAATAATATGACTGATATTAACGATGTAATCAAGACCATTGATGAACTTATTGATGGCGGCGTACTGACGCAGTATGCCATCGCCAGAGAGGCGGGAATTTCCGACGGCACATTATCGGCTTTCCGCAAGGGGAAATATAAAGGCGATAACGCCGCTGTGGCTGCTTCCCTGCGTTCCTGGTATGAGAACTGGAATAAACAAAGCGCACTGCCGGAACCGCCGCAGTTTGTGGAAACGCAGACAGTCCAGGAGCTGCGCGCACTGTTTCAGGCGGTTCGCCTGATGGGCTGTATTAACGTCATTGTGGGCGTACCGGGTGTGGGTAAAACGGCCACCGCCCGTAATTACTGCCAGGAGCAACCAAACACCTGGATGATCACCCTGTCACCCGCGCACTCCAGCGTCACGGAGTGTCTGCTGGAGCTGGCCGATGCGCTGGGGATTGATTACACCCGCGCGAACAAGGGGGCGTTATCCCGCGCCATCCGCCGTCGCCTGACGGGAACGCGTGGACTGGTGATTGTGGATGAGGCGGATCATCTGGGTATTGACGGTCTGGAACAACTGCGTGCAATCCAGGACGCCACGGGGATCGGGATGGTGCTTATTGGTAACCCGCGCGGACTGTTTAAGGGTGGACGCCGCGCCGTTGATGACTTATCGCGCCTGTTCAGTCGTCTTGCCCGTACAAAACAACTTCGCAAGGCTAAAAAGGCGGATGTGCTGGCCATTGCCAGGGCATGGGGTATCAGTGGTGAGGCCGAGCTGGCCGTCATGCAGGCTATCGCTGAAAAACCGGGAGCGTTACGCGTTCTGACACATACGCTTAACCAGGCGTGGCTCACCGCCAGCGGTGAAGGCGCGGCGCTGACAGAAAAACATATTAATGCGGCCTTTAAAGAGGTTTATACCAACCCTGAATTACTCTCACAGGTGTGATTATGGCGGTATTTAATATTCCTGATATTTACGGACGCTTTTACCTGGTTAATTTCGATAACGTGAAGGTGATTTCACTGGCCGAAAATAAAGAATGTGGCGATTTACTTTTTGAATTTAATGACCGCACACGAATGGTGATACCGGAAGCGGTGACGGAGGAAGAAGCCTTTAATGCCATGATTCGGTTCTGCCGTGAGGTCAGACGCCGGGTCAGTTATCCAAACAGAACGAGGACCAGAGGATGAGTAAAGTCGTACGCATTATTTTCGAATACAAGGAGCACGTTATCCATAAAAACCCTGATGGAACAGTGCGCATGGGGGTAAGTCTGGACATACGTTCAACCGGGATAAAGCAGAAAGGTGATGGACCCGCCATGATTTTTGGGGTGGTTATGCTCGCGGAAAGCAGAGACTTTGCTGAACTTGTGGCAATGAAAGCCAGTGCGCTCATGAAAGATATGAGCATGCGTTCCGGGGTTATTAAAGGTAATGAATTTAATCAGCAGGGGTAATTCCATGAGCAAAGTACGCGTTATTTTTGAATTTAATCATGTTTCGCATGACGAAAAGTTGGCAGGCAATGACTGTGTTGAAGTGCATGAAAAGATTGGAGTGGATGTGAAAACAGAACGTGATACGGATAACAGCCCGACGTCACTCTGTGACGTTTATGCAAGTATTCTCCAGTATCACAGTCCTGCAATTATTCAGTTTCTCTCAGCGGAATTTCAGGCATCTGTACAGGCTTTTGGGGCGGATGCCATCATTAAACGCCACCGCGTGCATAAAGCATCAGGCACACTGCAATAAGGAAAAACAAAATGGCTAAACGCGTTACAAAATTAAAGGCCGCAGCCGAGGCGGCACCGCAGACCCGGGAAGAAGTCAGTCGCGATATCCGTCGCTTTGGGGATATGCAGCGAGAGGCGCTGCGCCTGGAAACGGCAATGAATGATGAAGTGGCAGAAATCACCGCCCGTTATACGCCGCAGATTGAAAACCTTAAAAAAGAAATCAAAGTGCTTTTTAAGGGGATTCATGACTGGTGCAAAACCAACCGCGATGAGCTGACGAACGGTGGCGAAACCAAAACTGCCAATCTGACAACCGGAACGGTGTCATGGCGGCTGGAAAAGCCATCATGCAGCGTCAGCCGTGATGTGGAAGGTGTGATTGAAATGCTGCGCCGTATGGGGCTTGAGCGTTTCATCCGCACGAAAGAGGAAGTGAATAAGCAAGCCATTCTGGCGGAACCGGATGCGGTAAAGGGTATTGCCGGTATTAAGGTGAATAAAGGCGCTGAAAGTTTTTCTGTCGAGCCTTTTGAACAGGACGCCGGACTGAATAAATAACACCGCATTAAATCTTTAGATATCACATTGTTTTAATTATGGCGCTCGCGTCAGAGGGCTGCTTGCGCCTGTAAACTGAAAATAAGGAACAGGAAATATGGCATATTTTTATTTCAAATTAGACAGAGCACAGACAAATAAATATTTCACCAAATATCAACAGACTGTTTTACCGCTACGCAACAGTATTCTTCGGACGTTACTGAAAAATACAGGCGCTGCCGGATTGCGCTTAAAGCCGTTCGCCATGGACAGAATCAGTGAGTTTTATTTTGCCGGTGCTCTGCCTGCGGGCTGGCGTAAGCGCGATGATGTGGCTTTTATCGGTAGCGGACAGTGCTTTATAGCCAGACCTGATGAGTCATGCCCTGAAGGACCGGCGATTGCCACAATGGTTGAAGCCGCTGAACGCGATTTAAGAAAGCGACCTGATTTCCTTGTCTGGCTCTGTGAAAAGCTGGGGGTAATGAGAATGCCCTCCATGTTTAACACAGACTCCTGGTGGACCCCGTCTCTCTCCCGTGATGCCCTGTGCGTGGTGTTTAAAGTAGGTGCTTATGGCAGGGAAATAAACGGGCGTATTCCTGAAGAATGTCAGGAAATTAAACATTCTGAATATGTGGCGCTGACGGAGGAATAATTCATGATAGATGCAAAAGTGCTTGAAGGGGTTAAAAACTGGCTGAGCATTTACGGGCGTCTGACCTGCGGCGTTCTGGCTCAAAGAATGAATATGCCGCCATCCTCGATGGTCTATTTTCTGCGTGATGCGGTTGATGCCGGTGTGCTGACAGAATGTAACGGTTTTTATGATATTCCGCGTCCCCGCCCGGTACAGCCGGTTCGTCGCAAATGCCGCCAGGAGTCTGTGGCTGATGATGTTCAGTGGTGCAGCTTCAGAAAATCCCTGCCGTGGGTTGAAGGGCATGATATTCCGTCGATGGCGTGGGAATTTGCGCAGGGCGTTCTGACCTGTGAAACCGTTTATGTGGTGGCTGAAGTTGATGAGCAGGCAATGAAAGAAGGTGTGCCCCAGTTTGTGATGGCGTATATCGACATTCGCCTGGGGACCATTATCTGCGGTTTAAGCGGCTGGAATATCACCGAACATGTTCTGCGTTACCTGATTGTTGACCGGACGGCAGCGCCTGCCGGGATATCTGCGGAGGTGGCGTAATGTTCTTTAAAACATCGAACCCTTCCGCGCTGGCTGCGTGGCAAAAATATCAGCAGGACTGCCAGCAAGTTAAGGATGAGGCAAAACGCCTTGAGGCCGTGCTGAATGTTGAGTGCCGGTCGGTATTTGTATCCGGTATCAGCGGTTTTTGTTTTAAGGGGCTGCGTTTTACGAATGACAAATATCCTTTTCATCGTGATTTATGGCGAAAACCGACTGCGTCGAATGGCTGGAGCTGCACGCCGCGCACATCGCGCATTCCCAAAGCCCTGCGCACTGCCTCTGACGAACTGAACAGTCTGTGGCGTGAATATTCGCCCGTCACGTATGCCAGAACCGATGCCCTGTTGTTCTGGCTGGGCATTGATTTCTCAGCAATCCTGTATGGCCCTGTGGAGTGGTTCTGCGTTGACGATGTGATTTATCTTCAGTGCGGTGTAAAACCCGCAAATCAGAAAATGACCGAAATTCTGTCTGATGAGTTTTATGCTGCTGAAAAGCGAGTCAGGGGGTGATGCATGATGAAATTACAACCCATGGGGCGAAAAGGTCGTGCACCTGCTCATGTCCGCCCGTGGACACCTGAAGAAGATGCGCTGCTGATTGCGCTTTATTCCTCCACCCCGGTTAAGGATATTGCCGCCAGAATAAAAAGAAGTGTCTGGGCCGTATATAACCGGACTGGCGTATTGCGCAGTACATACCCGGAGTTGCTGAAATATAAACGACCGCGATTTACACCTGATGAAGATAAATTTATCCGAAAAAATGCCCGGACAATGACCTGCCAGCAAATGGGGGATTATCTCGGACGTAATAAAGACTCTGTCAGGTGCCGCGCAGGAATGATTGGTGCCGGATTAACAAAGTGCGGTGAGTTACGCCCCGGCACACGTATATCTGATGAGGATGTTCGTCTTATACGTGCACTACGGGATTCCGATTACCCTCGCCGTCTGTCATTCCGGGAAATTGGCGAAAAGTTTGGCATATCTGAACATTCTGCTCACGCTGTTTATTACCGTCGACGGACCGCCGAGGACGCTGTATTACGGGAGTTAACGCCATGATAAAGAGACTTGTATTTTTCGCAATTATCGTTCCAGTGTGGGGGACTGGTTTTATATTTGCGATTACAGGAAACCTGTCCATTATGCCTGACATTTGGTTCTTTATCAGGATGTCGCTCTTCCTGTTTATTATGGATTTTCTCATCGGTATATACATTCGTATTTCCGGGAGGCGTAAATGAGAAAAATCACGTCCTTGTCAGAGTTACAGGAGATGAATATGAGCATTGAATTAAGAACGTCTTATGAATATCGTAAAATTCTTATCGCCGGAGGTATGAAACCGGAAGATGCGGAAAAAATCGTTTCTTTTATGGATAAAGAATGTGACAAACGGGATGTGCCAGAAATTATTATGGATGACATGATTCTGGATTCAGCCGTAGCGTTAAGTCCGTTATGGATTGTGCATTCTCTTGCAGAAATTGCCAGAGGCACCGATAAAATGGCTGCTGTTGCTGCCCTTCAGACGCTTAATGAAATGCGTATATCTCCACGCCCGACATTAATACATATGATTCTGTCCAGCATGGAGGATAAAGCTAATGAATAGTCTACCCGCTGGATGGGCGCGGCCATTGATGGCTAAGAAGCATCATTTTTTTAAAACAGGTGAAAATATCAGTATATGTGGGCGGTGGTTATATCTGGCTCATAATCGCGAGCCGGATACATTTGAAAGCCCTGATGACTGTGCCGAATGCCGCAGAAGACTGAATAAGGAGAAAGATAATGGACAGTAGTTCGCAGTTGTTCTGGTGTTTATATATCACATCGTTTTTCGGTGCATTCGTCATTACACGATGGCTGTGCCGGAAAGTTATCAGTATTTTTCATAAAAAATACCTGATTGGGCTGGCGGCGGCTTCTCTGATTAATGCACTTGCCAGATATCATAAGGGGGAATACTACTCAAGAATAAAAACTGTTGATGGTTTTAATATTTTTGTGATTCCTCCGGAGTATCGGGTTCAGCTCGATCGGGAAAATAATATCTATCATATCAGCAGGAGTGTTGATACAGCATGAGAGGGAAACTGATATCCGCCATTCATGTGGCAAAGCGCGAGCTTGCCCTGGATGATGAAACCTATACATTCGTTCTGCTGGCAGCCACCGGCAAATCCAGTTGCCGGGATATGTCACCGGATGAGTTATCCCGCGTGCTGGATGTTTTCAAAAAACGCGGTTTTAAAGTGCGTCAGAAACCGGTTAACCGGGCCTTAAAACCGGGTACGGTGACCGCCAAAATTCGCGCCATCTGGAAGGTAATGCACCGGCAGGGCTTTATCGCTGATGGCGGGGAAACGGCCCTTAACCGCTGGGTGAAGTCGCAGACGGCCGCGCAGAACGGTGGCGAAGGTGTGGCTAACTGGCAGTGGCTGGAGCAACACCCCGCACTGGCCTCGGATGTGCTGGAGTGTCTCAAACGCTGGCACCGTCGCAAGATGCTGGATGTGCTGGGGATGTCAGTGCGTACAGTGATGAGTTATGAGCGCGTTTGCAGGCTGTATGAAGAATCCTCCCCTTTTTAACCCCAAATCCCGCCACAGCGCGGGATTTTTATTTTAAACTTGCCCTGTGTAATGGTGACCGGAGGCGGGTATGGCTGAAACACAGATGAGCATGTTTGGTGACAGCGAACAGCTGCACGCGCTGATTGACCGTCTGGATGATATTCCTGATGATGAGCTGAAAAAGAACTGGCCCGGCACGCTGCGTGACCTGGTTGATGTGATCAGTGCTGAACTGCACCGTCAGGGGATTGAATCTGCTCAGGCGGGAATGCTTGCCCGTAAGGTTGCGGCCGCACAGGCCGGGTACATGGGCGGGCGTGGTTATTATCTCCCGGTCGGTGAATCCCTTTTCACCGAACTGCGCAATAATGAGATTTTTTCCCGCTGGAGCCAGGGTGAAAAAATTGAAACCCTGCGCCGCCATTACCAGATGTCAGAGACGCAGATTTACTCCGTTATCCGCAACCAGCGTCGCCTGCATCAGGAGCGCACGCAGCCCCGGCTTTTCTGATATTCCGCAAATCCTGCCCCCTTTTTTCCACGGTTACGCTGGCTCAGAGAACACCATGAGACAGCGTAACAATGCCAAAACTCCCCGCGCCACTGCGTAAAAAGCTGATTGCCCTTGTTCTGGCCGGAGCCGGGACGTTCACTATTGCCACGCACTACACCGGCTACTGGGAAGGGAAAGAAAACACCACGTACATTGATCCCACCGGCACCCCCACCATCTGTTACGGCCATACCGGCCCGGATGTGAAACCGGGGATGACAAAAACTGATGAAGAGTGTCTGGAGCTGCTGGAAAAGGACATGAAATGGGCCTTTGCGGCTATCGATCGTCATGTTCAGGTGCCGCTTACCCGTGGTCAGACGGTGGCGCTGGCCTCCTGGATTTTCTGGGCCGGTGAAACGAACTTTCGCAACTCCACGCTCCTGCGCCTTATCAATGCCGGGCAGATGCCCGCGTCCTGTAAGCAGTATATCCGCTGGATTTATTCAAAGGGGGTAAAACTCCCCGGTCTTGAGGCCCGCCGTTCGGCGGATGAATGGTTATGTCGTTACGATTTGCCGAAAGTCTGAACCGCTTCTGGCGACCGCTCATGATTGCGCTGCTGTGTGCCGTTGTGCTGCTGCGGGGTGTGCTGTGGCTGCGGTGAACAATCCCTTACCGGCCCTGATTGCCGGAGGCTGTATGGCGGCGCTGGGGGTGATGAGCGTGCTGGCTGCCGTGGTATGGGGAATGCACCAGAAGACGCAGCGCCTTGAGGACAATAATCATGTGCTTGTGCGTGAACGGGACGAAGCCCGTCTGGTGCTGGCAAACCAGCAACGCACCCTGCAACTCATTTCACAAATCAGCAAGGCGGCCACGAATGAAAAGCAACAGAACATTCAGCACAGCGAGGAGCAGCAGAGCGTTGTCCGCCGGTCGCTGGCAACAGTGCCTGCGGCCTCTGTTCCTGTGCCTGATGATGTGGCTGAGCGGGTGCGCCGGGCCGTCTGTGAAATACGTGCCTGTGCAGCCGGTTCCGATCCCCGCTGAATGGCTGGCTGACTGCCTGGTCCCTCCTGCGCCGGAGCCGTTCACGTTTGGGGCATCGGTCACTTACAACCTGCAACTGCTGGCGGTGATCAAGAACTGCAACGTGGACAAGGCCAGTATTCGTCGTCTGGAGGCGCGGCGACAACATGAATTTACTGATATGGCCGGAACGCCTGCTGTTCCGGCAGGAAAGACGAAGTAAGGAAAAAGGTATGGATGATTCAGATTGTGCTCAGGCTGTCATGGAGCGGGCAACAGAACGCGCCCTTTGTGACCGGCTGACACGTAAGCGCCGGGTGGCGGAGACACCGGGCAGGCGTGTATGCGCGGACTGCGGGGGTGACATTCCGGCTGCCCGTCTGGTTGCCGTGCCGGATGCCATCCGTTGTGTGAACTGCCAGAACATCATGGAGGCCGGTCATGTGGGTCAGCATCGTTAAAGATTATGTTGTGCCGATCCTGTCGGCAACGGCCACGGCCGGGGGGATCTTCATGGCGCTGATGCGCAAAACCTTCGTCCCCCGCGAGGCCTTTGAAAAACTCTCCGATCGGGTTGAGCGGGTGGAGAGCCGGATTTCCGGCCTGCCCACGCAGCAGGAGGTGAACAGACTCAATATCGAAATCACCACCCTGCGCGGTGAGCTATCCGCTGTATGCCCTGAACACCGCCCACGCCATTGATATCCGTCGCCTGCCGCGTATTTGTTTCCAGACCAAAGAACCGGGGGATATCACCAAAATAACCAGTGCGGTGATGCAACTCAGTGCGGGGATGGATATTCCTGATCCCTGGGTACGGGAGCAGACCGGTATTCCACAGCCCACGCCCGGTGAAGCCATATTCCGTGTCCGTCAGAACAGTAATGAACCGGCCATGCCTGACAGGGAAACGCTACCGGAAAAACAGGAAAAGACAGAACAGACGGCGCTTTCAGCCCGACTGCCGGAAGCGAAAAACACGCCGCGTGATGAGCTGGACGACATGGGCGATGCGGTGCCCGCCCGCCGGTTACAGGAGGCCATCGACCCGGTACTGGAGCCGGTCATTGATGCCATCAGAACGCGGGGGCTGGCGGATGCGCTGGCAGACCTGCCTGCCCTTTACCGTGAAATGGATGATTCCCGCCTGATGACGCTGCTCAGTGATGCCATGTTTGCTGCGGAAATGAAGGGGATGCTGGATGGCTCAGGGGATTGATTTAGGTTATGCCGCCACGCTTCCCTCAAAAGAGACGGTGGCATACTTCCGCGCCAAAGGGGCGCATATCAGCTGGAACTGGTTCGAAACAGACGCGGATGTTCATGCCCGCTCATTCACGGCAGCAAAAACGGCACGGCTGGATGTGGTGACCACATTACAGGCCGAAGTGCAGCGGGCCATTGATGAGGGGATTTCACAGAAAGAATTTATCCGCACGCTGACGCCACGCCTGCAAAAGCTGGGATGGTGGGGAAAGCAGATTGTGGTGGACAGCGACGGTACCGCACCTGCTGTCACACAGGACACGGCCGCCATTCTGGAGCAGAAGAGTACCACCGCGCTCGGGAAGGTTTTTGAAACCCTGGAAGCGGGCTGGACGGTGATTTCTGACGGAATGCACGATGTCCAGGCAATGACCGAAACCATCAGCGATAAGGTGTCCGCCCTGGAAAATGCCGTTTCCGGCATGGGGATTGTACAGGATATCAGTGCCTTTACTGCCACGTTCACGGCGCTGAAAGGGAATGCCACGGCATTACTGACAGCACCTTCCCGCATGGCCTCATCTTTTGCGGGGCTTTTCAGTGCCCTGATCACCCTGCCATCGCTGCCGTCACTGTCTTCAGGAGGCCTGAATACCCGGCCCGGAGGCAGTATCGGTCGGACGACATCCGCCGTCTCTCAGGGAATGCCGCAACTGTACAGGACATTATCTTCCCTGCGTTACGTGCTGGATGAGCAGGATAATCCGCAGACTCTCATCGGTCTGACACCGGCAGCACAAAAGAATATTCGTCTGATACGGGCGGTAATGCAGAGTGCTGCCGTGGTGGCCCAGGCACAGACCGTGGGAAAACTGCTGGATCAGGTTCTCAGTCAGGAAACCCTGCCGGACAGTGACGCAGCCCACCGTACCTGGCCTGTCTGGCTGGAAAGTTCAGTTGATCTTCAGCGCATTAACCGTGACTTAAGCGAAGCGCTCGAACGGCAGGTGATGACACTGTCCGGGCAGGGGTATACCGCCACGGCGCTGACGCTTCGTGATGCCAGACTGGCACTGACAGAGGATCTGAATACACGGGGAGTTCAGCTACCCGGTGCAACAGTAGTGACTGTACGTACCACCGAGCCTGCACTGGTGACCCTGTACCGTGCCACCGGGAACAGTACCGGCTGGCAACGTTTTGTGCGCCGTAACGGTATTGTTGATCCGCTGTTCATTCCCGGAGGCCATTCAGTGGAGGTGATTAGTGAGCAGCAGGGTTGAACTGTATCTGGGCGGTGAGATTTTTTCCGGCTGGCTGACGGTGAGTGTTCGTCGCTCTCTTGAACATCTGGCGGGCTCCTTTGAACTGGGGGTAATGATGCCCGGTGTACGCCTTCCGTCATCCGTCCGTGCCGGTCAGTCTCTGGAATTGCGCATTGACGGTCAGCCTGTGATCACTGGCTGGCTGGATCAGGTCCGGCAGCGCATCAGCGCCACGCGTTTTCAGATCACGCTCAGCGGACGGGATAAAACCGGTGACCTGGTGGACTGTTCAGCCATTCATCCGGGCAGCCAGTGGAGGAACCGCACGCTGGAGCACATTGCTTCAGATTTGTGTGCTCCGTTCGGGGTCACGGTGCGCTGGCAGGTAAATGATGCAACGGCAGCCCGGCCCTTTTCCACCTTCACACTGGAAAACTCAGAAACCGTGGCAGATGCGCTGACACGGGCCGCGAGACACAGAGGCGTCCTGGTAACCAGTAATGCCGCCGGTGAACTGGTTTTCACTCAGGCCTGCAGTCAGCGTGGCGACACGCTGACGCTGGGCGAAAATCTGCTGGATTTGGATCACAACGTGGATCACCGTCTGCGCCACAGTGAATACCGTGTACGGGGGCACGGGCGTGGTGGTGGTCATGCCGGGGATGCACTGACAGCCGGAACGCTGGCCGCACCCGTTGGTACGGTGACAGACAGTGCCATCCACCGTTACAGACCGAAAATTGTGCTGGCGGATCATGCTGTTGATGCAGACGGTGCACGCCAGAGGGCTGTCCGGGAAATGCGCCGGGCGGTTGCCCGCTCTGTGCGCCTGACAGCCACCGTGCGGCACTGGTTTCGGGAGAACGGCCAGTTGTGGGATATCAACCTGCTGACGGCTGTCACGGCTCCCCGCACCGGAGTGGAAGAGCGTGATCTTCTTGTCTGTCAGGTGGAGTTTTCGCTGGATGCAAATCACGGCGAAACCACCCGTCTGATTCTGGCACCCCGTGACGGCTTTATTGTTCCGGCAGAGCCGGGAAACAGCGGAAGCGGAAATGCGGGTGACGTGGACGCCTTCGTGCGGGCACAGATGAAAAAACAGGGGATTAAATTCAATGATGAATGACGAAGTCATCAGCCGCCTTCTGGCCCCCGTGATGCGGGGTGTTCGTCTGCTGTTCGGGCGTGGTGTACTGACCGGCACAACGGACACGCTGAAAATCCAGAATGTGCAAATCACCGGTATGGATGGTGAAACCTTTGATGATGTGGAGCGTCCCCAGCAGTACGGGCAGATCAGCGTTCCCCTGCCGGGTGCGGAAACCTTTTTTGCCTGTCTGGGCGGACAGCGGGATCAGACTGTGGTGCTTGTGGTGGAAGACCGGCGCAGCCGCCCGACCGGACTCACAGCCGGAGATACGGGGGTGTATCACCATGAGGGGCACCGGATACGGTTAACAAAGGATGGCCGCATTATTGTGACATGCAAAATGCTGGAGATTTACGCCGACGAGGGGATGCGGGTGGATACGCCGGAAGCCACCTTTACGGGCAATGTGACGGTGGATAAGAACCTGCATGTTAAGGGTAATTTCGCGCTTGAGGGTACGGGGAAATCTCAGGGACTGTTCACAATGTCGGATGCCGTTATTGCAGGGATACGGTATTCCGGCCATGTGCATCATGATAACGGCGAAGGCAGTAAGACAGGAGTGCCGGAGAATGGCTGATATTGCAATTGTGTGGGATCAGGGATGCGGTTCGCTGCAACTGAACGGTGCCGACCTGCTGACGGATGACAGTCTGCTGACGGCCGTTCTGATTTCGCTGTTTACTGACCGCCGGGCGCTGGCATCGGATGAAATCCCTGACGGTACGCGCGACCGCCGGGGATGGTGGGGAGACAGTTTTCGCCCGCGCCCCATTGGCTCCCGTCTGTGGCTTCTCAGCCGGGAAAAAACGCTGGCCTCGGTGATAAGCCGTGCCCGTGCTTACGCGGATGAGGCGCTGGGCTGGCTCAGTCAGGATGGCGTGGCGTCATCCGTGGTCTGTCATGCAGAACGTGTGGGACACGCGCGGCTGGTGCTTTCGGTGCGCATAACCCTGCCTGATGGTTCAGTGAGGCCCATGATTTTTTATGCTGATCTTAAGGGGGAGTAATGCCTTATCAGCCTTTACCGCTGGCACAGTTAATCACGCAGACACAGCAGGATATCAGCCAGCGCCTGCCCGGCTCGCAGCCGGGTGTGAATGAAACCACCCTGAATGCCATTGCTTACGCTCAGGCAGGGTTATCTGCTCAGGAGCATGAGCATCTGGCCTGGATTGCGCGTCAGATCATCCCGACCGAAGCCGATGAAGCCGAACTGCTGAAACACTGTGCATTCTGGGGCGTCATGCGTAAGCCTGCCTCTCGGGGGGACGGGCCGGTTCAGCTGATGCTGACCACGGATGCGGGGATCAAGGAAGGTGTGCTTCTCCAGCGAAGTGATGGCGTGGTTTACCGTATCACCACCTCCCTGACCGGTAAGGCCGGTACGCTGAATGTCAGTGTGGAAGCCGAAAGTGCCGGTCGTGCGGGGAATGCCCCGGCAGGGACAAAACTGACATTTATCACACCGCAGGCGGGGATCAACCAGACGGCCACGGTGACCGGAACGGGGATCACCGGTGGTGCGGATGTGGAAACCGTGCCGGAGCTGCTTTCCCGTCTGGTTTTCCGGGTGCAGAATCCACCGTCCGGCGGCACGCAGTATGATTTTGAACGCTGGGCGCGTGAAGTGCCGGGCGTGACGCGGGCATGGTGCCGCCCGGAATGGCCGCAGGCGGGCAGCGTGGGGGTAACGTTTGTTCAGGATAATAACCCGGATATTTTCCCCGGTGACGGTGATGTTCAGCGGGTGGCGGATTATATCCGCAGTCATGATGATCCGGCGACCGGCCAGCCTGTCGGACAGCCTCTGGGGCCGACGGTGACCGTGTTTAAACTGACCAATAAGCCGGTGCCCTTCAGCATCAGGATCATCCCGAAAACACCGGAGAATCAGGCGGCCGTAAAACAGGCGCTGACCGACCTGTTGTATAACGAATCCCGGCCCGGCGGTCTGGTTCTGCCGTCGTCTTTCTGGCGGGCGGTGGCAGGGGTGAAAAATCTGGAGGATTTTGAAGTGCGCAGTCCGCTGACGTCAGTTCAGGCGGGAGACAGTGAGCTGCTGACGGTAGGAGAAATCACATGGCTGTAA